AGCAAACTGTCTAAACGCATCTGCGGCTTCAGAATGCTCGTCATGCCTTGGGGTGTCGGTCCATCTGCCGAGCATCCGACTCCAAGTTTTCTTGTAGCTTCCCAAGTGCTCAACACCTTCTTTGCATCCGGATTCGTCTATCTCGCACTGATTAAAGATTGATCGAACCAATTGAATGCCGTGAATAACCTCATCAACGCGCGGCACGGTTTCCCACGTTCCGCCAACGCCAGATGCACGAAGCTCATCAATAGGCGCAGCCACCTTTTCACCTTGCTGGCGTTTGTGCTCTGCGTCATGAGGCAAGTAATGCGTACCCCACAGAAACCCGGTCGCCTGCATTTGCTTAGTGAAATAGCTGTAAGGCTCATTCCATCCTTCGATGAACTTGACGAAGCGATGCCGTAAGCCAACTTGCTGATGAAACCAGACGGCGGTTCCGTCGCCTGAGCCGATATCCCAGAACGTATTGACAGGGATTCCATCAACGACAGGAACCGTGGTGATGCGCTTCTCTTTGCGCGCAGCTGCAATCTGATTGGCGTAGTAGGTGCCTTCGGTGGATACCTGAAAGGCTTCTTTGGCCGTACTTGGGTATTCCTGCCACATCTTTTCAGGATCGCCGCCAAAATCAGCATCTCTCGTGGCGATGTACCAATTGCGTTGCTCTCGGTCGATAACCTGGCCGGTTTCACCTTCAATACGGTCAAAATACTGATTGTCAGACTCTGAGGTAATGACGCTGCCAGTGATGCGGTACTTGTCTTCCTGCCACCACGGGAAGAAATGGAAACGGTAATCGCGCTCGTTCAGCTCAGATCCAGAGTCGGCCAATGCCTGGGCGCGCTGGGTCATTGCGTAGAACGACCCCTCCTGCCCTTCTGCGGTGCTCTCAATGATCGCAATGCCATCAAGAGGGACGGCAGGCAGCGAGCCGGTGACTACTTCTTTGGCTTTGTCGGGAAACTTGGCGCATATTTTCCCAAACTCGGAGATGTGCAGGCGGTGAATAGTCCCGGAGCGCATCGACGTTGCGACTCTGACGGAACTATTGTTGTGCGCAAACAGCAATTCAGTCGCGCTATCCCGGCCAAGCGGAAACCGTTCGCGCAGTTGGTCGGGCAGGTTGTTGTATGCCAGCTTGACCTTATCCCGGAAAATCGCCTCCGCTGCTTCTCTGTCCTGCGCGATGATGCCGCAGCGTTGATCCGCGTTGAATAGCGCATGATCGAGCCAGAGAATGGCTACGAGCGTTGTAAAGCCAAGCTGTCGCGCCTTGAGGATGATATTGCGATGCCAAAGCTTAGAGATAAGCCGACGCTGCGCACGATTGGGGATAAACGGGACGACACCTTCCCCATCGCCATCCTTGACCATGATCTTGTACAAGCGACCCGAGCAAACGCGCCACATCGGGTCAGCGAGGCACTGAAGAAATTCAGCGTCGCTTTCCGGAACAAAATCAAGGGCGATACTACTTTGCATCCTTGACCACCGGGATAGCAGAGCGAGAGCCAATAGCCTTCAACAATTCAGATAGCGGATCGGTCTTTTGCTTGTTGTCCTGTTCGTACAGGCCAAGGAATCGGCACAGTTTTTCAAGTGCCGCATTCTTATCTGCGAGCTTGTACTTGAGGACTTCGCCAAAGCCCATGTCAGCATTGCCTTTTGTGACCACCTCAAGGCCAGCAATTGCCGCAGCCGTATCCTCGTCAAGCTTGCTTAGGTGAATAGGCCGCCCGTCGTCATCGAACATCTTGCGCGGGTCAAACAGAGCAATGCGCGCAATCTCCCGAATAACGCGCTCTTGCGTAACATGGGTTGATACCTGGATGCCTTTCTGTCTTTCTGCGACAGCTTCGGCCACCTTAACATTCGCTAACAAGCGGCTTGCTTGCTCTGGGGCCGTATCTGCGCTATAGCCGGCACGAATAGCTGCCTGAGTACCGTTCAAATCAATCAGGTACTCATCGACAAATCGGGCTTGCTTCGGCGTCAGGTCGGCCACGCTTAAACCTCGATCCGATCACTCAGACTTTCAAGGATCTCC